CATGATCGAAGTCTCGACGACGACAGATTCTTTGAGGCCCAACGAGAGCAGCGCCTGCTTGGCAACGCCTTCGTCAGTCCACTTTCGCCGCGCTTGCTTCTGGACTATCTTGTAGCCAGGCACATCAGCGCCCTTCTCAAGCAGCCCAAAAGCAAGCGCACGCAAATCTTTGATCCATTCCTCAAGGAGGTCGGCAGTATGCAGATGCTGCGCCAGCGTGTCAACATCTAAGTTGACGATTTGCTGCTTGATCGCACGGTCCACAGCGCCGGTCATCTGTGGGCAGATTGGCTTGGCCGCGCACCAGCGGCAGTGCTCGCCTTGCGCCAGCGGCGCGTCGTCTTGTAGTGCGGTCTTGACCGCAGACACCAGCTCATGCTCGAACTGCTTGATGCGCTCCACGGTCGTCACCCAGCGCCGCACGACAGGCGGCTGCACGATGACGCACTCGATCTCGTCAGCGCCGTCAAACGCCCACTTCAGCTCATCGGTACGCATCGCTGCTGCTGCGTAGAACATGAGCTGCGCGTTCTCCTCGGCGTCTACAACAACACCGTCACCAAACTTCCAATCAAGGACCACAGCACGCTGACCAATACGCCCAACAAGATCAGTGCTACCAAACACTCCAGGCAGAAGATCGCCGAAGCCAACACGTGTTTCCACTTCGTATACCAAGTTACCGTGGGGATCGATCTCGTCGAGCGCGTCCAGGGCAGGCGTAATCTTCTCATCATATAGCTCCTGTGTGAGCAGTTGATCTTTGTACTTGAACTGGCCGATGGCGACGCCTTGGTCGAGCAAGATGCGGCTAATGACGTCATGCAGCATAGTGCCGCGATCAGCATGGACGCTAGAGGGCTGCGGGGGCATCTTCTGCACCAGCTTGACGCTACCAGGGCACATGATGACGCGCTTGGCGGTGCTACCGCCGACGATGTTACTGTGCTGCATTGCGGGCTTTCAGCATGGCGCCAGCCATCTCATACGCCGTATCAGCAATGTAGCGAGTGTTCGGGCAGTCGGTCTGCACCATCATCCCTTGCATCGCCTTTGCAGCGAAGTAATCGCGCAAAGTCATGCCTGTCGTTTTCGGCTCGTGTAGGTGCTCGATGGTGTGCGGGAAGGCCGGTATGTCTGTCATGTCTGTACTCCAGTTGATTGATGAGGACTGCATCATAGCACGAAAAAAAGTAGTTGCACAAAAGTTTTTGACCCGCTATGATGGCGGCCCAATCAATCAACTGGAGTCCACTATGGAACCGATTCACATCAAAAACGCCAACCCGCGCACCTCATTGCTTGTAGACGAGCACGAGGGCGGCGTCTGGCTGCACATGTACGCTGCGAACGGCAGCATGTTCACCATCATGACCAAGGAGCAGGCGCAAGAACTGATTGCTGCACTGCAAGAGGTGATCGCATGACTTGGCCGTTCCCGCCCTTCCCCAACCCGCTGGACAAGCCCGGCCAGCCGCCAATTAAGGAGCAATTCAAATGATTGAAGCAATGAAGCAGGCGCTGGAGGCGCTGGAGATGTTGGCGCGGTATGAGAATCCTGAAACCAGGGTGCAAGTCAGGAAGCCTAAAGACGGTGGCCCGATTGTGACCATGTACCCGCATAAGGTTGCAACCGATGCAGCAGACGCCCTGCGCACCGCCATCGCAGAGGCTGAGAAGCAGGAGCCGGTGGCATACGACAAAACGGAACTGAACTGTTTTGCGCAAGACTTGTACGACCAAAAGATGCGCGAAGGAAAGCGTGGGCATTACGAGTCAATGTTTCATGTAATCCACCAGTGCGTAAAGAAAGTTGCCACCGCGCACGGCATAGGAGAGAAGAAATGACAGAAGCTAACCAAGTGCCGCTGGTGGAGTTGTTGGCCGCCGTTCCGGTAGACATTCGAATTGGCGTGGATGACGGCAACGACTGGAAGGCTGGGACGACTTGGCATCCTGTTGGTCTGCTGTGCCAAGAAGCCGCCGCCGAACTGCGCCGCCTGGAGGCAGTGAACGCGCAACTTCTGGGCGCTCTTATTGTCATGGTGGACAATTTTGGCCTAACGTTGTCTGATGATGTTCGCGGCTTGGGTAACGCTAGAGCCGCTATCGCTGCGGCAAAGGGGCAAGCATGATAGAGATCATCATCACTGTCGGAGTGTTTGCTGGCGCAATCTGGTGGGCCTGCACCGCAAACTTTGACGCTTGCGATGAGTGCAATCACGATTGCGACCAAGGTAGAAAGTGCCCCAACAAAAAATGAGAGAGTCAACCATCGAGAAGCACTTTGTCGCCCAAGTCAAGGCCGTTGGCGGTGTGGCGTACAAGTTCACCAGCCCCGCGCACCGGGGCGTGGCCGACCGCGTGGTGTGCCTGCCCGACGGCAGCACTTGGTTCGTCGAGCTGAAGGCGCCAGGCGGTCGGCTGTCTGAATTGCAAAAAATTTTCCAATCCGACATGGCGCGGCTGCGCCAGAACTACGCCTGTTTATGGTCTAAGGAGCACGTTGATGCTTTCATTGCGTCCGTATCAAGAACAGGCGGCTGACTTCCTGTACGAGCACGACCGCGCCATGATCTTGGCGCCAGTCGGTGCGGGCAAGACGGCGATCACGCTGACGGCCATGTACGACATGCTGTACGAGGGCCACGTCAAGCGTTGGCTCGTCGTCGCGCCCCTGCGCGTCGCCACCAGCGTCTGGCCGCAGGAGCAGCCTAAGTGGGCGCCTTACATGCGTATGTCCATCTGCGTCGGCACGCCACGCGAGCGTCTGATAGCCTACGCAGCCGACACTCAAGTGATGGTTGTCAACTACGACAACCTTCAGTGGCTGTCGGAGCTGAACCTCGACATCTTCGACGGCGTGGTGTTTGACGAGCTGACGCGCCTGAAGAACCCAAGCGGCGCCAGGTTCAAGGCGCTGACTAAGGCGCTCAAGTGCTCTATCCGCTGGGGCCTGACCGGCAGCTTCACCAGCAACGGGCTGGAGGACGTCTTCGGGCAGTGCAAGATCATCGACCAGAAGCTGCTTGGCCGCAGCAAGGGCGCGTTCCAGCAGCAGTATTTCTACCTCGTCAACAAGGACTACAACGACTGGCAACCGCGCCCCGGCGCGCTGGAGTTGGTCATGCAGCGGATCAAGCCGGCCACCTTCGTGCTGGAGCCAGGCGAGTACAAGGACAAGCTGCCGCCGCTGCACACGGTCGAGGTGCGGATGGACCTGCCCGACCGCAAGCCGTACGAGGACATGAAGAAGGACTTCGTGACGCGCTTTCCAGACGCAACTGCGGTGGCGATCAACGCCGCTGTGGTGACGCAAAAGCTCTCACAGATGGCCGCAGGGTTCGTCTACACGCCAGAGCCGGTCTGGTTCAGCAGCCACAAGTTTGACCGGCTGGAAGAGCTGCTGGCCGAGAACCAGCAGGCCAACACAATTGTTTTCTACAACTTCATCGAGGAACTCAATGAACTACAGCGCCGTTTTCCTGTCGCACGAACGGTTGACAGCATCGATGACTGGAACGCCGGAAAGGTGCGGCTCCTATGCCTGCACCCGCGATCTGCCGGGCACGGACTCAACCTCCAGCACGGCGGCCACCACATCGTCTGGCTTAGCCTGCCCTGGAGCCTTGAGCTGTTCGAGCAGGCCAACGGGCGCTTGCACCGATCCGGGCAGCGCCACGACGTCTGGTGCTACGTCATGATCGCCAACCAGACGGTCGACGAGAAGATATGGGCCGCGCTGCACAGCAAGCAGGCGGTCAGTGACATTGCAATGGAGAGTCTGAAATGAACACCCTGAAAGACCGTATACGCTCGACGAAGGCGCAGTTCCGCATCGCCGTCAAGCAGTACAACCAAGCGCAGCGCCTGATGGAGCGGCTGAAGAAATCACTTGAACAACTGGAGAAGAAAGATGAACTGGCGCGAGCTAAACAAAAATCTAAACATGCTGCGCGAGGATGAGGTGCTGGCGCTGCTGGAGGCCGAGCGCCAAGGCGCCAAGCGCGTGACGTTCCTAGAGCGCCTGCACCAGCGCTACACCATGCTGCGAGCAGCGCGGGAACGAGTTGAACTACTAAAGGAGGCAGTCAAATGAAATCACGTATCCTAGACCCCAACTTCAAGTACGTGCCGGCAGCGGCGACAGACATCAAAGAAACATGGCGAAAATTTGGATGGAGACCACTCAGTGAAATGCCCGACATGCGGAGCCTGGACGGAAGTGAAAGAGACGCGCCAGAAAAACGGCTACATACAGAGAGCGAGGATATGCGGCAATGAGCACCGATTTTTCACAGAAGAACGCGCCAGACTTCCAAAGCTGGCAACCAGCGACGCTGGCAAAGTTCGCGCAGGACGCCTACGCAAAGATGCAAGAGCAGCAGGACGAGATCATGCACCTGCGCCAAGATCTCAAGACGGCGATTAACGCCTATCGGGACTTGTTACGCCGTTAGCGTTTTGGACTCGGCCTCAACCGAGTCCAGTCGGCGCATCCAGCCTTTGCCGAACGTGGCGAAGGTGGACAGGCTCTTGTAGTGAGCTTCACGCAGATCGCAGAACTTCTCGATTATCTCCTTTGGATCATGCGCTGCAACAGCTTTCAGAGTGTTAGGGCCGATCTGGCCGTCCACCGTAGCCCCTACCGCTTGCTGTAAAAACCGAGCAGCCCGGCCAGGGCCAGCATTAACGGCGCAGTCAACCACGCACAGATCAACACCAGCAGGAAGCTCATCACCGCGAATAGCATCCCAATACCGCTTTTTGTACAGCGGAGAAACCATCTCAGGGGTGAGCGAACGCATGTCGGCCTCAGTGGCCGGTTTGCCTGACCATTCTTCCCATACACGTTTGGTCACTCCCAAGTTGGTCATGCCACCCGGATCGTCCGGATGATTGACGTAGCCACCCTCCCAATGAAGGATGTGCTTGATTGCTTCGTCCCAGTTTTCTTTCATTTCATTTCCCCGTGGTTTTGGTGAGCAGATCAGTTTTGGCTTGTGACCCAGCAGATGATCCAAAATAATAGGCAATGATGCCCGTCCAAGCGGTGCCCAGGCTACCCAGCATCATCAAGATTGCTGGATTGCTGCTGTCAATCTGGTTGAAAAACATCATCACCATGATGCCGAAAAACCCCAGCGTGACTGCACCGGCCAAAATTGGCGGCATCATCGAGCGAGTGGTAGCCTGCATCTCGCGTGCCGATTTCCTATCCTCGACTGCCAGCTTTTCAAAGTTCAGACCCAGTTCTTGCGCTTGTTTTGCAAGCTCAATCTCAGCTATCTTTAGCTGCGCCACCTGATCGGCGCTGAGCTTGTTGCTAGAGATCATGTCTTGGACCTTGTCCTCATCCACGCCGATGGCCTTGGAGATGGCCGACACAGCCATGCCTGCCAGTGGGCCACCCAGGGCGGTGGCAATCGTTGGTGCAATCTGCTTTAGCCAATCCATATCAGCTTCCTCTCTTGGTCAACATTGCGCTGGCAATCTCCAGCATGAATTTTGTCTGCTCTAGGTTTTTGGGCGGCTCCGTCCAACCGACAGTAACCTGACCGACAAACCTGTTGAAATCAGGCGGCACACTGACCCGGCAAGTGAACGCCACTCCGTTCTGTATGTACCAAAGCCCGACTTCGGACTGTGCGTAGCGGTATTCGCCGCAGGGAATCTCATTCGTCATTAGCTTGACGACATCAGCGTTGTTGGATGCGTTTTGCGTGAACAGCCCAACGTCAATGTCCTCGATGCTCTTGTCCCGGCCCTCTTTGGTATAAGCGCGGTACAACGTCCGAGAGTTGAAAAGCGGATTGACCTTGAATATGGCTACAACCGTTGCGCCGGTCTGCTTAAACAACATGGCAGAGGCGTCCTCCACCCGTGCTGTGTTTATTTCAGGCAGCTTCTTGGACTCTTTGTAAGCATCGCGGATAAAGTCCTGGCCCTCGTACAGGGCATAGCCAGCAAACGCAATCACCGCCATCAGGATCACCGCAAACAGCTTGAAAGGGCTGTCCACATACCCAAGAATTTTGTCGAGGGTGGTATTGGCGTTGAGTTTCTCGGTCATAGCTGATGTTGCAGCGCATTAACCACAAAATAAAAGGTGATGCCTATAACAAACACAGCGGTCAGCACCGCAATGCCGATCAAGAACATATCGTCTATTTCTGCTTGCCTGCGCTTTGCCTCAGCTTTGCGCTTGCCTTCAGCACGCGCCGCATCGGCCTCCATCTGCTTGGCCCTGGCCGTGATGCGCATCCAGACATCCATCTTGTTGGACTGAAAGAAGAGCATCTTCACCTGCTCCTCAAACTCCCGAGCCTGCTCAAGAGCAAGTTCCAGCTCCAGTGCCTTGCCAAGTGCCGAACCTTTAAAGCCACCTGTCTTCGCCTTCTCTACAACCTCGATGGCCTGCGCCTTGGCGTCAAAATACTGACCCAGCACCGGCCCCAAAGACTGCACATCCTGAACGGTCTTGACAGCCTTTTTGACAAGGTTTACCGCTGAAGATACCGCAGCAAGGGCGGTGATGGGGTCGATCATTTCATTAACTCAAAAGCCATTCCTGCAACCACACCAGGAAGTGCTGTTGCAATAGCATCCCAAACGTCAGGCTGGCCTTCTTTGCGATACCACTGCTGGAACTCGTAGAAGACGCCGAACACGATGCCGCCGATGGCGACGGCCCAGCCTACAGATAGGAAGTGGACCGCACCAAAGACGATGGTCGAGCCAACGCCCATGCCTAGGTGCAGCAGTTTGTCTTTTGGAATCATTTGTCTACCTTGCCGTCGAGCTTGTCGAAGATGCGCCCCAGCATCAACTTGATGTCGGCCATGTCGGCGCGGTAGTCGTCACGAGCGACGTAGTGCGACGGCATCTGGCGCACGTCAGCGTCAAGCCGGTCGATGGCTTGGTAGATGCGGTTGAGCGTCCAGCCCCCGAAGAATCCTGCGATGGCCACGGCGATGTTGAAGAGAATTTGGTAGTCCATGATCAAGGGGCAAGAGCGTTTTGTTTACGAGATTCAGGAGCCAAGTTGTTGGTAGGCGCTGCTGGAACCGCCGCAGCACGCGTTACGGCGCCGCCTACCTTAGCCCACGTTGAAGGATCACCCATAGCTTGAAGAACTTTGTTGCGCTCCGGCGCAGGTAAAGTGGCTAGAAGTTCGTCAAAAGATTTGGCCGACAAAGACGCGCCGGCCAGTTTTTGAATAGTTTTGTCGCCAACTTTTGTGCCCAAAGACTCCAATACGCGGTTGGCAACTGTTACCAAAGTATTGAGCGGGTTTGGTATCCGATAGTTGGTCAGCTCATCTTTAATTAAATCAGCTGCTCTTTGCTGACCTGGCGTTATCTGCGCGCCAATTGCCGCTTCTGTTTCTAGCTGCTTGGCGACTTCTTTAACCTTTGCGAGTTGCTCTGGCGTTAACACTTCGCTCAAAGACTCAAAACGCGGCGCGCCTCGGCCACCAGCGCGCTTGAGCATAGCTTGCTCGCCCCTCCCAAGAATGTTAAGGAACGGCCCAATGCGTTCCCCGCCACCGGGCTTCTCCAGCACCGACGCCATTTCGCGCAGCACTTGCGCTTGGTTGACCGGCGCCGACAAATCCGAAAATATTTGCCTTGCCTGCCCATACTCTGGCACCTTAGTCTCAAAAACTTTGATGTAGTCGTTCAGCAAAGTTCGAGCGGCCAACTGAGTGTCTCGCCCTACTTGGCTGGTCGGCGCGCCATAGGCGATATCACTCAACGCGCGCTTAAGATAGTGCAAAGATTCGCCAGTAATTTCGGCCGTCTGGCCGGGCATCTCGCGCATTACGGGGTTGCCCGCAGCATCCAGCACGCCCGTCTCAACCATCCGCGCCGGCGTTGTCTTGCCCATAATGAAGGGCCGGCCCTCCATCTTGGCGATGTTGGCGGCCGCAGCCAACGTACCATCAGGCATCCGCGAGATAAGGCCGCCCAACTCAGCATCCAAAGGAATCACTGCTTTGTCAGCAGCTTCGTACAAAGGCTGCGACGCGGCGCGGCGAGCGTCAATCGCCGCTTGAAGATCAGGCGCAACCCCTCTAATAGTCGATTGGCGCGCGCTTTCTTGCGCCGCTTCAATTGTCGCCCGTGTATCAACAGCAGCCTGTGCCCCCTTAGGCGCGCTCTTCTTAATTGCTTTTTCCAATGTTGCTTGCGCGGCGGGGGAAATAACACCGTACCTAGCCAAAGCCTGTTGAGCTGTCAAATCTAAGCCTTCAACTTGTGCTTGTTGCATAGCCGCCCTTGCGGCGTTAATTTGTTCAGGCGAACCCAGCGATTCACGAGCTATTTTTGCTGCTAATTGATTAGGCATTTGGCGCATGTCGGCAATTTTGCCCGCGCCTTTTGTTAGCAAATTTACGGTGCCTGGGACAACCGCCCCAAGCGTTGCGCCAGTCAGTGCTCCCGATTCAGCTTCAGCCGGGTTGATTAGCGCAGCGGTAGCGCCGCCAGTGATAGCGCCGCCTGCAACCCGAATGCCAAGATCGGCGGCCTGCGCCGCACGGCCTTGGGCTACGCGGCCCGTAGAAAACCCGCCGGTGCGAATGGCTTGCGACAGTCCGGGCGCTAAGCGCGCCACGGGGGTCGCCAACGCCGCGCCCACAGGCGCAGTTGCAAGCACTTCGGCGCCCAGCTCGCCTGCGCCGGTAGCCATCGGGAACTCTTGCTTGTACTGCGCCGCAGCGGCTTGCGATTCTGCCCGGCGGCGAGCTGCGTCAGCGGCCAGCGCGGCGCCGGTGTCAGTAGCGCCAATCGCCTGCAACCCCTTACCAAGCAATTCTTGGCCGCCAAACATGACGTTGCCCATGCCGGTACTGAACCCAACAAACGGCGCAGCAAGCTGGCGCAGCTCTCGTTGCACCAAGTCTTGGCGCGTCAGCCGAGGGCCGGGCACTTCGCTTGGCGCAACTGGTGCGGCTTGGCCTGCGGCCTTTGCCTCCAGTTCAGCCATGCGCCGCAAAGCGGCCAGTTCTTCGCGAGGTGTCATTGCCTACCACCCCCGAAACGAGAACGAAGCTGTTGTAGTTCGGCTTGCTCGGCGGGCGTGAGAGCGCCGCCAGCACCAGTAGCTGGCGCGGTCGGCGCCGCGGGCGCAGCCCCTTGTTTCGCTGTGTACCGCCCCGCGCTGTCAATAAATCTGCGAACATTTTGAAGGATAGCCTCGTTAGCCTCAATCGAACGTGTCGGGTCGGTCAACGAATTTAGCCAAGTCTGCAACTCCATGTTCGAGTTGAGCTGTTGGGCCGACAGACCTGTGGCGTCCTTAATAGCCAGCAAGAGTTGGTTGCGCGAGCTCTGGATGATATCTCGTTGCGTTTGGGCAGCAGTACCAACGGTGCGGCCAGCAACTTGACCCGGCCCAGACGCAGCAATCGACGCCCAAATGTTGCTGATTACATTGTTTTGCTCGCTCGGTATAGCCCTTCTTTCTTTAAGCTGCGCGTAGGCACTCTGTAGCGTTGACAAAATATCGTCAGCCTTAGACAGCCCTTGCTCTTGTTTGACCGCAGCCGCAGCAACTGGCGCAGGCTTCCCACTCGTGCCAATTACCCCAGGCGAGCCAACGCCACCGCCTTGATAGCGGCGGGCGTCAATCGTAATCATTTGCGCGGGGTTGGTTGGGTCTTGAATTTGCGTAATTGTTGGCGCAGGCGCTTCCCGGCCCTGCCCCATGCCCAACACTTGCACAGATGCGGGGGAGAACGGCGTCTGGCCGACGGCTTGTTCACGCGGCACAAGGACTGGTCTGCCGTTTTGCAGAATTGGCACAAGCGCGGGCGGCGCTTGTTCACGCATTTGCGCTGCGCGAAAGGACGCATATCCTTCTTGCGTAAGCGGATAACCCAGCGCTTGCATAGTGCGAAGTTCAGACGGATCAACCCGCATCGAGGCTTCGTATTCCTTCATCAGTGTCTGAACCATCCGCGCTGCGCGGGGGTCGTTAGACATGCTCAAGGTATCAATCTCGGCGCGGATTTGCGCGGGTGTTCTGCCGCCGCCGGCCATCGCGTTTACAGTCGGCGCGGCGGCAGGCGCAAGAGCGTTTGGCCCGGCAGCAGCGCCGCTGGGCGTACCTAAAGTGCGCCGAAGATACGCCAAGCTCGTTTCGCCAGCAGGCCCAGGTTCAGCCGCAGGCGTAGCCGCAGACGCGGTCATAGGTATAGCTGGCGGGTATGGGCGAATTGGCGCAGCAACAAGCTCACCTTCTGGCACAGGAACAGCAGCGGCAGCAGCAGCAGCCGGGGGCTGACCACCTCTAGCTCTTGCCACAAGGGCTTGGAACCCTCGCTCAGACGCTTGGCTTTTAATAAACTCAGCCGCACCCATCGCCTCGCGTTGGCGCCAACTTTCAAACCCCGTCGGATCGTCTGGAATGTCAGCCAAGTCTTGATCAAGCGAGCCGAACTGCTGTATGACAGGTCCAAGGTCGGGGTCAGAATGTTGCAGCCGAACCAAGTCACGCGCAGCCTGCGGCGTAGGTGCCCTAAGCACTCTATCGCGAAACATGGCCGTTTTTTCAGCCACCGCTTTGCGCCTGCGATCCGCTTGAGTGGATTCAAGATTTGCCTGAAACTCTTGGCGGCGCATAGACATCAAATCGCGCTCTTGCGCCATCTTTTGCCGCGCCAGAGCATTTTGGGCAGCGGCCTGCTGCCCTTGCTCAAACCCTTCATAAAGGTTCATCGGGCCTTGGCGGGCTAGGATGTTGAAGTTGACTGCCATGATTTAGTCCTTATCAGAACACGCCGTAGCCGCGCAGCTCGTCCATCTGACCACCACCGCCAAAGCTGCCAGCGCCACCCAGATACTTGCCGAGGGCGCTACCAAGTTGCCCATAAGACGATGATCGGGCTTGTTGAGCAGCCAACAAAGCATTGGCCGTATTGCTGCCTTGGTCCATGTACATGCCACCCACGCTTCGACCAAACATGCCAGCGGTGTCACTCAGTCGATTACTTGAAGTTTGACCAATACCGGCCAGCGATTGCAGCGGGTTGAGTTGCGCCTCTCGCTCGGTTTGATAGCGGTTAAAAGCGTTGCTAAATTCTTGCGAACCCATTTGTTGACCGTAGCGCAGCAAGGCTTTACCTGTAGCGCCGCCCATCAGCCCGCCCCGCGCCGCCGCTGATCGTTCCAACGCCTTCTGTCCTTCCGACAACCTGAATGCGTAACCAGGGTCGGCTTGGAACTGGTCCATGCCAAACTTCTGGTAGTCCGACAATGGGATAAGTTTGTTGAGCGCCTGCTCGCCAGCTTTGCGGTACGGCTCTTGTAGCTCAAGCTGTTTGTTGAACATCTCGCGCTGTAGCGCAATAGCGCGATCAGACGCTGCGCCTTGCGCTGATGCCGCATCTCTGATTGCGCCAGTTTCGCCGCCGCCAAAGGCTTCTTCTGCCGCGCCACCAAGACTCATGCCCAAAGCAGCGCCAGCAGGCCCACCAAGAAAAAATCCTGCTCCCGCACCAATTAGTCTACCAAAACTCATGTTAGGCCCCTTACGTCACTTCGCGCCCGCTGACGCGCATGTTAATGGCGCTGGCAGTTCCAGCGATTGTACTGATGAAGTCGCCGATGCCAAGCACCTGGCCCACCAGTTCGGGGAAGGTGTACACCTCGGACGCTTGCAAGGTCTTGGTCTTGGTGATCAAGTTCTGGTTGCCCGCCGAGCCAGCCGCCGTGACGAGATTGACGCTAATCGTCGCGGCGCTGGCGCTGTAGTTCGTCGCGGTGAACTTGTCGATGATGGTCGTCACGCCAGTCGCGGTGTACTGGGTGGTTTGAGTGTTCTCGACCGTCTTGGCCGGAACGAGGACTTTGACTGAGACGGTCATGGTTTACTCCAATTGCAAAGAGTTGTTAGACGAGTATTGCGTCATTATCCAACTTGTTCCATCGGAAACCAAGGTGGCGTTTGCCCCAGCCACGGCCTCCAAGATCGCCGTGGTGGCCGCACCACCGGCCAGAGGCACCACGTTGCTCGACGCTGACACCAGCGTCTGGGCTTGATAGTTCTGAAAGTACAGCACGCGCCCGGTGCTAATCGAAGGCGTTGGCAGCGTTACGGTGCAGGACGAACCAGATTTGTTGTTGATGATCCAGACATTCGTAGCGGCCACCGAGAAGTTGGCCGTGTACGTTACCGGAGCGCTTGACAACGCAGCGATGGCCGCGCTGATTGCCCCTGCGTCAACAATTGGTTGAACTTGCAATGCTTCAATCTGCTTTTGCAACTCGGCAATTTGCGGTTGCAGCGCGTCGTTGGGCAGCGTCTGCAACTCCTGATTGACTGCCTGAAGCGCGGCGTCAACAGACGCAATTGTTGACTCGGCGCTAAACGTAATGCCCGAGTCGTCAATAATCGCCGTGGCCGCGTTATTGAGCGACAGGAAAAACAAGTACCAAGCCCGGCTGATCAGCCCCGTGCGAGGGTCAACCAGTGGCACCCGTGGGGGTGTGAGGATTGGCGTGGTTGGGCTAAGCATTCGTTGGACTCAGAATCAACTCTGCGCCCATGATGCTGATCTTCACGGGGTCGGTGCCCGATAGCTCATAAACGCGGTCGCGCAGCTTTAGGGTCATGC